TCAAGTATTTCGGGAAATAATTTCATAAATGTTTTTTCACCCAAATAAAAAATACCATCTATATTATCGGAATTATCTCCTGTTAATATTTTATAAGTTTTAACATTATAATGTGGGATCTCAGATTCATATATTTTAATCTTATCTCCGTTTTTAAAGTATTTTTTTTGTTGTGGCGAGTAAATGGTTACCATATCCGAGATCAACTGTGTAAGGTCTCTATCTGATGAAAAAATTGTTTTGTTCTCATCTTCCGATATTTTACAATAATATGCAATTAAATCGTCAGCCTCTGATTGTTCGACTTCTAATTGTCTAACAAACATTTCTTCAAGATATTGTTTTACTCTATTTTTTTGATTTGAGAATGATTGATCTTTAAAATCTTCTTCACTTTTTTGTTTACGATTAAGTTTGTATTTGGGATAGATTAAACGTCTTTGACTTGACGCAGTATCGCTATCCCAAAACACAACAACCTTATTAAAATTATTCTCTTCTAAGAATTTTCGTAAAGTATTTAAAAAATGCCAAATACCACCAACATGTTCAGTTCCGTTAAAAAAATCTTTAACTCCGTGAAATCCAATTTTTAATAAATTATTCCCGTCTACTAATAGGGTTTTTGTCATTTTTTTATCTTTACAGTGTTCTTACTCCACTTCTTCTTTTTCTGATTTCAAATCAAAGTCACCATCAACTCCGATTATTTCTTTCCAATATTCCGCATAATCTTTTTTGTATTGTTCGATCGATGCCTTTTCTTCCGACGCCTCTTTACCCGGTAAAAATCCGTGAGGTGTTACAATAATTTTACCGTCTTCAAATCCAAGTCCATTAATATGGTTTTTCATAACCGATACTTTTGTTCTTGATGCAAATTTAACAGTTCTTTTGTCTTTAGTGGCGGTAATTTTTGTTGTTCCCGCACCTTTTTGATTTCCAAATAAAAATACCAAAGATGAATTTAACCAAATAGCCTCACCACCCTTTGCTTTAATTTTTGGTTGTCCAAATGGATTGTCTGGTAATTCAACCCAAGGTTGATTTACAATAATCAAAGTGTTTTCGTACTTTGAGTCGGCCTTTCTTGACCCAGAAATACGTTGGTTAATTCCCATACCTATTTTGTCGGCCAAGACACTTGCATTGTGTTGTTTACCTCCTTTACCTTCATAGGTCATTTTACAAGGAACAGAACCAACAGAATCCCACATGATACACAAAGAATAATCTAACTCACCTTTTTCTTGTGAATCTAATAAATCATTAATGTAATCTGTAATTTGTTCAATATAATCAAAGTTATTATTGAAGATATAAAATCCGTCCCACTCTAACTCTCCCGTTTCTGTATCAACAACTTCTTCACATTCAAACCCCATAAGTTTTGCGTGTTCAAAACTCCATTTTTGTTCTGTAATAATAAAGACAGGAAGAATTCCTTTCTTTTGTGCATCCACCGCGGTTTTAACTAATGCGGTTGTCTTACCCGTATCTGAATGCCCTAAAAACATATTAATATGTCCCATAGCGGGACCTGGTAACCCAACGGCATCTAAAAATGGTTGTCCTAAATCAAAAAATCTTTGTGGTTTATATTTCGCCGATGTTGAGAATTTCTTTTTAACCGAACTAAAATCGTTTTTCTTAATTGCCATTTTCTTCTCCTTTTTGATTTTCAATAATTCTTAACATATCTTCAGTTATTTCAAACTTTTCCTCTTTTTTATAGTTGTATTTGTATATAACTTCCAACATTTCAAGTTTATCTTTAGCGTTTGTCATTTTTTCAACAAACTTATCCATTTCTTCTAAATGTTGTGGGTGTTCACCAATACCTACAGGATTATTGAAATAAATTAATAGGGTTGCTTCTGCTTCCGCCATTTCTGATCTATATTTTAGGCATAACGCCTCATACATCTTTTCAGTTATTTTATTCATATAATTTTTGTTTTTTTTTAATTAAAAACTTGGACACCTTTTATGTATAGATGTCCAAGTTCAATTCATATTAGAATGGTAATTCTTCATCCACTTCGTCATTAACTTGTGGATCTTCTACTTGACTAATTGATTTTTTATTCCCTCCAATTGACACACTTGATTCTTCGTCATTTGAGTAAATGTATTTTCCCGCATCTGAATCCCATCTTGGTGTTTCTCCTCTTGCGATTGATTCTAAATATTCAACAGGTTTTTTAGAGTAAACGTCTTCCCAAGTAAGTTCATCTTCAATCCAACTTGACATTGTATCTTCATCTTCATGAACTGAAGATGGGTCATCATACATTACTGTTTGGATTACAGTATAAAATGCTCCTTTTGGAGTTTTTGCCTTTGTTAGTTCAAGGATTAGGTCTCTTCCTTTTTCGGCATCTGCAACGTCACCTTTAGCCTTATAGATAGGGATAATTTTATCAAAAATTCCTTCTTGTTTGTAATTGTGTTTGAATCTCCAAAATTTAGGTCCGTCTTGTTCATTGTCACGGTCAATAACTTTAACAATATAAAACTTACGAGGTTTGTATTGTTTTGCCAATTCCTTATCCGATTCTTTACCTGTTGACATCAATTCATCATAAACTTCACTTAATGGTGATTTTTCGTTGTCATTTTTTCCTGGATCATAAAATTTTTGCCATTTACCATCAACCAAGATTTCGTGGAACCAAACTTCCTTAAATGGTGATGAACCGTCCGGTGTAGGTAGGATTCGGATTCTTTTTTGTGCTTGCTTTTCGTTGTCTTTAAGTATTGCAGCAAAATACTTTTTCATTCTTTCTTCTTGAGACATTTTTGAAGTGGAAGAAGATCCACTTTGTTTTGAGCTCTCATACTGAGCCAAAACCGCATCTAAAACATTGTTTGTCGCCATATATATTATTTATTAAAAGTTTACTATAGAAATATAAGTTATTAATTTGTCGCAGTCAATATATAAAATTAAAAAAAAATAAAAGGGACACAATAGTCCCTTTTAATAAAATTACATCATATCTTCATCTTCATCACCATATTCATTAAAAGAATCTTCTATTTGATTTGGTGAGAATTCTTTTACTTGGTCTGTTGTTAACACGTATTCGTTTTTACCCGATTTTTCCATCTCTTCTTGTTTATCAACAAAAAAGTCAGATAATTTTTGTTTAAAAGGTCCTGAATCTAAACTTCTTAGTTCTAATTTTTCTTGTGGAGTTTTAGGTTTATATTTTTCAATTTTGTCTTCGATAGATGTTAATCTATTTGTTAACCCGTCCATTTCTTTAAGTTTACTATCCATAGCCTCTAATTGTTTAAATAAGTTTTGGAAGTATTCTTCTTGTTTATCTTCAATATTTTTTTGTGCGGTAACTAAGTCAGTAATGTCTAATTCTTCTTCATTTTCTTCACCTTCAGCTCCAACTTCTTCCACATCAGGATCTGTTGCGGTGTCAACTGGTTGTGGTCCTGCCGCTGCGGGGTCTGCGGGTGGTGCTCCTGCTGCGGGGTCTGCGGGTGGTGCTCCTGCTGCGGGATCTGCGGGTGGTGCTCCTGCGGGTGCTCCCCCTGTTAGTGGATCAACTTCACCCCCTTCAGGTGCTCCTCCTCCACCTAAATCCGCAAGTGGATCTTCCGCCGGTGGTGCGTCTTGTTCAGTAATGTATTTTGTAATAAACTTAACTCGTCTTATTTCTTCTAAAATTTTTTTATCTACGCTCATATTATCCGTTTAATAAAGTTTTTATACCTGATTTAGTTTCAACCTGGATTTTTTTAAATTTATTCATAGTGTTGTCCACTCTTTCAATAAGACCATCTTTCATTCTTACAACATAACATTCGTTTGTTTCTAAATCACAAACTTGTTTTGTACCGTCTCCCATGTCTTTTTCAGAAATTTTGGTATTTTTACCCAAATAGTTATCTAAAATTAATTTTGTATTCATAGTTATTATTTTTTATATAAATATATCGTTATATATAAATGTTTTATACACTTAAATTAAGTGACTTACCTAAAGCAATTGCGTTTTTAATTTTATCTTTTAATATTGATTTATCCGTTGGTTGTAATTGGGTGTATACATCATCACCAACTTTATTTGGCCAATAAGTAATATATAATTTTGCAAATTCATCTAAAACGGCATCAGTAGGTGAATTTAATTGACCATCAGTTAAATTAGACAAGAATGGATCTCCACCTGTACTCGCTAAAGTTACAAACTTTTTAGATATTACTGCGATTGGGTCTGTAACGGCACTAAATACTGCGGTAGGAATTACTTGACCATTTCCGCTTGATTGACAAAAATAATTTGTGGTTCTTGCCGAAATAAAAATGTCATTAGTTCCAAGGTGCC